CAACTTTGTAATGAAAGCACTAAAAGTACTCACCACTGAAGGAACTGTAGTAATTAAGACTGGGTGGGAATATGAAGATGAAGAGATTGAGGTTGAGACTGAGCAAGTAGTGGTAGATGGTTATGGTAACCAGTTTATTGAGCTAAGTAAGGTAAAAGATGTAAATATTCTAAAGAATCAACCTACAGCAGAAGTGTGTAGAAATGAAGACATATTTATAGATCCAACGTGTATGGATGATATTGATCAATGTCAATTTGTAGTTCACCGGTACGAGACAGACTTAAGTACACTGCGTACAGATGGTAGATATAAGAATTTAGATAAAGTTGCTGAGTCAAATGCGAGTATAGACAATGATGGAGATGGATATGTAACCGCAGATAAGTCGGCGTTCAAATTTGCTGATGAACCTCGTAAGAAAATGGTGGTGTATGAATACTGGGGTTACTATGATGTAGATGGTGATGGAGAAGTTGAATCAATTGTGTGTGCATGGGTTGGCAACAACATTATTCGCTTAGAAACAAACCCATATCCAGATAAGAAGCCCCCATTCATCATTGTGCCGTTCAATAGTGTACCTTTCCAAATGTTTGGTGAAGCATTAGCAGAGATCATTGGGGATAATCAAAAGGTTAAAACTGCGATTACTCGTGGTATCATTGACAATATGGCTAAATCAAACAATGGTCAAGTAGGATTTGCTAGAGGTGCGTTAGATGAGTCTAATAGACGCAAGTTCCTACAAGGACGTAACTTCGAATACAATGGAACAATGAGTGGATTCTGGCAAGGAAGCTACAATCAAATCCCAGGTAGTGCATTTGATATGCTGAGTATGCAAAATAATGAAATAGAGTCCCAAACAGGAACTAAATCATTTAGTGGAGGGATTAATGGTAATGCACTAGGAGATTCAGCTACTGGAGCTAGAGGCGCATTAGATGCAACATCAGTACGACGTATTGCACTAGTGCGTAATATATCAGAAAACATGCTAAAACCAATGATGCGTAAGTGGTTAGCGTACTTTGCTGAGTTTATGGAACCGGAAGAGATCGTTCGTATAACTGAGTTAGAGTTTGTGCCAGTAATGAAAGATGATATTGGTGGAAACCTAGACATCGAGATAACAATAGCAACTGCAGAAGATAATGCAGCTAGATCAAGTCAGTATTCATTTCTACTACAAACGATTGGTAATAACATGCCATTGGAGATGACACAAAAAATCATGGCACGAATAGCTAAGTTAGCACGAGATCCAGAATTAGAGAAAGAGGTACGTGAGTACAAGCAACAACCAGATCCTGCGGCTGAACAAATGAAGCAAATTCAATTAGAACGAGCCCAATTAGAAAATGAGCAGTTACGTGCATCCATTGAACGTGATAAAGCGAGAGCATTTGAAGATCAAGTGGATGCTAAAGTAAAATTGGCTAAAATTGAAGTAGAACTAGCTAAAGCTAAAAAACTACGAAGTGAAGGTGATAAATTAGACCTAGATTTCGTAATGGCTGATGAACAAGTTGATGCAGAAGAGCGTATGAGTGAACGAGAGATGAAACTTCGTGAAGTTGAGCTAAAAGTATCGCTGCAACGTGAGTTGAAGCAAGCTGATAGAGATCATGCAACATCAGAAAAATACAAAGATAGAATGCTGCAAGTAGCGTTGGCAAGGTACCAAGCTGAACATGGGGACAAAAATATTGGGGTAGGAGTGTAACATGAGTGTAGTTGAGATGTCAAAGCAACGTGCGGTAGACCGTGCGAAAGCAATAAAGTTAGATAGACAAGAGGCCGTAGCTGCAGATAGAGCTAGAATAGATGGATTAGCAGAGGCAATGCGAGCTGAGTTAGTACCTGCAGTAGTAGCAGAACGGGACGCGCAGTGGCAACAAAGCTTAGCTCCACAAGACCCACAGGTAGCTAGAGTAGCTGCATTACAAGAAGCGTTGCGTGCTAATGCAGTCAATCAAGTTAGTCAACCGCAAGTGCAAGCTCAATCAGCATTTGCCAATCAACCAATAGTATAAGGAAATAAGATGGAACCACAAGAACAACAAAGTCAAGCACAACAGTTACTAATGCAGGTAGTAGAGTTACTAAAAGGGGGGATGAGCCCTGATGAATTGCTAAAAATGGGTGTCCCACAGGAACTGCTAGACCAAGCAATGAGCATGGTACAACAAGAGATGCAGTCGGGTGCAGGTCCACAATCTATAGGGCAGCAAGCTCCACAACCGCAACCTGCAGGATTAGCAGATATGTACGCTCAAGGAGGAATGTAATGGCTTGTAAAATATCTAAAACACCAAAACCTAAAAAGTAGGTTTATAGAGTCATGGTAATACATGGCTCAAATAAGCATACTGATTAAAAAATAAGCAATTGCTGTATAAAAAATAAGCAATTGCTGTATAAAAAATAAGCAGTGATTAAGTTATGAGGGGTTATAATGAGCTTAGTAGCATGATACCTACAAATAAATCAACAATCGAAGGAGTCAGATAATGACCACCCAAACATATTCGACTGATTCAGTAGAATTAGAAATCGCACGAGAGTCACTGAGAAAAGAAGTTACGTTAATGGAAGCAGTAATGCAGTTACGTGAAAATGAGCAGTTCAAATTAGTAATTGCAGAAGGGTTCCTAACAAATGTCGTGAACAACGAAGTAAGTGGGCTAATTAGTCAAAATGAAATTATTCGTGCATCCGCTCTAGATAAGATCAAAGCTGCACAATACCTAAAAGCGTACTTGGACTACGTCACTGATTGCGGATTAGCAGCCAAGATGGAATTGTTAGAAGGGGTTGAGTAATGGATGATGTAACACACATGACTGATGATGAGTTCACACGTTGGATGGAACGTCAAGACGGCGCAGAAGATGAAACTGAAGAGATTGAAGTTGAAGGTACAGAAGAAGTCATTGATGATGATTTGGAACAGCCTGAAGAGGATTCCGATGATAATAGTGACGATGAAGAGGTAGAGGAAGAGACGGAAGAAGACTCAGAAACTGACGAGGTTAGTACCGATGGGGAAGACGCTGAAGAAGACGAACAATCGGATGAAGTAGCTGATAATACTAATACTGAGACACAGCCAGTAGCAGTTAAAACGTACAAGTACAAGGCGGGCGGACAAGAATTCGAGTTCACTGAGGATGAAATTCATGCTCAGTTCGGGGAAGTTTATGCTAAAGCACTTGATTATACGAAAAAAACGCAAGCAATTAAACCATACCGCAAGATGATTGATGCCTGGGAACAGGAGAAACTCACTAATGAGGATATGAATTTTGCTATTGATCTACTGAAGGGTAATAAAGAGGCAATTACTACACTACTACAAAAACACCAAGTGGACACGCTTGACTTAGAGGTAGAAGGTAAGCCTGTGTATGTACCGCAAAATTATGGTCGGAGTGAAGTTGAGTTAGAGATCGCTGAAGTTACTGCTAAGATTAGTGGTGATCCAGAATATGAGATTACTCATCGAGTACTTACTAAAGACTGGGATGATGAATCCTGGAACGAGATGACAAAGCGTCCGGTATTGATGGAGTTACTCCACAAGGACGTTAAGTCTGGTGCATTCGACACAATTAGTCCTATCGCAACGAAATTGAAAGTCCAAGATCAAATTCGTTATGGTAGAGAGTTAAAGTCTGACTTAGAGTATTACAAAGCTGCCGTAGGGGTGCATACTGATAACTCCATGAGACAGGCAACATTAGCTGAAGATAATGAGCGGGTTAAGAAATTGGCTGACGTGCAAGTTAAACAAGTTAAACGGGAGGCAGTACAAGAGGCTGCTAAAGGACGTAAGGCTGCTGCTCCAACTAAAAGTAAAGCAGGAACAAAGAAATTGACTGACTATCTAGCAGAAGACTTTGGCAAAATGAGTGATGCTGAGTATATGAAGTGGATAGAAGGCAAGTTAAACTAAACCAAAAGGATCCACAATGGGATATAATGCAGGAACAACTGTTAGTCCGTCGACAATAGACGTAAAGGCCGGAAACGCACAGTTAGTGCAATTTCATTACAATAAGAAAGCGATTATCGACATCAAAGATGAGATGATCCTAGGACAAATGTCAGGCACAACTGCGATTCCAAAGAATCAAGGTAAAGAGATTGTTAAGCACCGCATCGTGCCAATTCTTGATGATGCGAATGAAGTAGCTGGTTCAGGTATTGGTACTGATGGTGTTACATTGACAAATGGTAACCTATATGGTTCAAGTCGTTCAGTTGGTGTTATTAATGGTAAGTTGCCAGCACTTGGTGAAACTTCA